GGAGGTGGTGTCCAATCAGGATGTCCTGGTCCGTATGGTCTATGAGGACCGTAATCAGGAATAGGTTTTTTCTTTCTTCCCATAGTTATTCCTCGTTAACCTTAAGTTTTTTCTGTCTTTCTTTTCTTAACTCTTTCTTTTTTTGTTCCCAGTTTTGCTGTCTTTGAATTTCTGTTGCAGACTCATGCATCTGCTTTGCTTCATCATAGGTTGGCATATTAAAACTCCAAGTTGTCAGATCGTTCTAGTTTAGCAATAACATCTTGCCTATAAGCAGGGTCGTTATCATACCTTCTATCACTCATAGCTGCAACTAATTCTGCTTGACTACGGTAGACATCTTTTGTATTAGTGGGTGCTTTACCTGTTAACATTGTACCTTCATATCCATTTGAGTTTTCATACTGTGCTTTGAGTCCAGAGACTGCTAGTTTGATAGCTTCTACACTACCTGAATTTATTATACTATCAAAAGCTTCGATAGAAGTTGTAGGTAAATTCTCACCAGCCCACTGTACCATATTATTATATGCTGTCTCTCCACCAGCAGCATTCTTAACTTCATTTACTACAGCAGTACTTATATCTGCTACCTCTGCTTCTTGTGAAGCCTGTGGTAGTTGACCTTGTACTTGCATGTAAGCTTCAACCAATTCCTGACTACTCATGCTAGAAAATTTAGCTATAGTCTCAGGTGTTAGTTCTCCCTTTTCATTAAATTCATTAGATGCTGAAGTTATTAACTCAGCCGCTGCAGAAGGTTGTGAAGTTTCTTCTGTTTCTTCGCTATCTTCTTTCGACTCAGTAGGTTCGGAGTCCCCAGCTGATTCGCTATCTTCATCACCTTTTTCTCCAAGTTTTTTTTGAAGTTCTCCATAGGCTTTTTCTAATTCTTGTGCTGACTTATACTTACCAGCAAATAACTGTTCTTGTTCTTGTTGTATACTTTCTCCTACCTGCAGTGAGTCTTGCTCTTCAGCTGTAAGTTGTACACCTTCAGCTTCTCCAGCTACTTCTGCTTGTGGAGTTCCGTCTACTGTTAATGTTTCTGCCATTTATTCTTCAGGTGGTTGTACTGCTTGTGTTAAATTATTTATTCTTTCTTCAGCTTTAGGATCTTTTGAAGGGTCCATTGCTGGAGAACTTGCTAGTTGACCTGCTTGATCTACTAAGGATTGTTGAGCTTGCATCTGTTGTGCTTGCTGCATTTCTTGTCCTAACTGCTCTTCAGTTTTAACAAGGTTAAGTACATCTATACCTTGAGAAGCTGCTAATCTTTTGATTGCTTCACCAGGGTTTACATACTTCATTATAGCTTCAGCTCCTAATGTCTGAGCTATAGTACCCATAAACTGTGTTAATGCTACAGCATCTTGACCTCTACCTAACTGATTAACACCAGCTACTATACGTGGTCTTACATATTCTTTAGGTAATTTAGGAATCTGATTTGATCTCTGGAGTACTAGTAACGTTCGGTCTAAATATGGTATTAAGAACTCAACTGTTAGTAGTGAGAATAATCCACCAAGAGATTGTTCTAACTCTAGTTGAGTCATTCGTACTTCTTCTGCTGTAGTACGTTCGGAGTCTCTGACATTAAGTATTAAGAAACCTTCTGATATTCTTTTCTCTAAACCTATCATCATCTGTGAAGCTGTAGCAAAGTCAGCAGTCTTACCTACTTGTACTACTCCTACATCTTCTGGTCTACCTTGAATGATAGCACCGTTACCAGCTTTGGATAATGTTTGTGGTTTAGTTGTAGCTGAAGGTGATACTAAGAATACTACTTTACTAGCTACTGAAGAACCTTCGACAAGAGCTTGTGATAGTCCGTTAAGTGATCTAAGATCTCCTAAGAACTCTTCTACTCTACCTCGTCCGTAATCTTCTCCATCTACTGTATTGAATCGAAGAACTAACCATGGATTTGCATTCTTTGGTGCTGTACTACGGCTTTCAGGGATGACCATATCATCTACTTCCTGATGCCAGATCCAACGACCACTTTTGGGTTCCATCTTAACGCATGTGTATACTTCTGCGTCGTCTTCATCTGAACCTGCTCCCTGTCTATTAGGGTCATTAGGGTACGAGGGTTTAGGTTCAATACCTAGTACCTTTCTACTAATTATTTCTTTAGTAACTATTTCAATTACGTTACCATTACCATCTCTGTTAACAACATATCTCTGAAGTGGAAAGTGTTTTAGTCCTTCCTTACCCATAAAGATAAGAGCATTACCTGATACAATTAAATGTTTCAGTGCTTGATGTACTACTACTCTGTCATTTTGTGCAGCAATGTAATCAAGAATCATTCTTTCTATCTTAGCAAAAGATAAATCTAATTCACTTCTCATTGCTGGATCTAACTCTTCACCTATCTTATCATCTCTGACTTGTAGCTTGAAGAAACTTGTTTGTGGTGGTAGCAAAGCTAACATTAATTTAGCTGCTAATGTAACTACTGCTTTAGCACCTACTGATTGCCATGGTTGTGTTAGATGTACCTTACCACTTTTTTGTCTTAGATCATGTTGTACTAAATAAGGTAAGGTAAGTTCAGAACATTCAACTGCTGTATCTAAGAACTGTGACCGTCCTGATGATAGCTGACTGTACCGTTCACTAGCCTTACTATACATTTGCTCCTCCTGTTGATGTATCTATGTCTTCTCCTAAATTAAGATTAATCTTTAAGGCATCTGTTCCTGATTTTTTACCAGCTGCAGGTGAAGCTTTCTTCTGACCTGTTCCATAAGATATATCAGCTGTTGTATTAGGATCAACTACTTCTTTCTTAGTTGGTAAATTTGTATTCTTTTCTATCCTCGGTGAAATAGCTGGTGGCACTGGCATCGAAGTAGGTTTTGGTGCTCTAAATAAACACATTTTATTCTTCTAATAATTGTTTTACATATTCTACTACACTAGCTTGTCCAGCTTTATACATAATAGAATTGATTTCTTCTTTTGGATGGATGGTTTGAGGTGGAAATTTATTTTCTAAATCTTCAACTAATTTCTCTAGCTTATCCGAGTGTAGGTTAAGCGTACTGGGGTAGGTTTGTGTTTGCATGTTCAAAGAAAGCTGGCATACGGGCGGCTCTGGTGTCAGAAAGTTGAGGTGCTCTGCCCTCATACA